CTCCTCTCCAGAAGCGGAGCATGTCTCGATATACGCAGTGCGCATGTCACTTGGTGTTTTGACGGCGGCTAGCTTCCGTTGTAATATGGCTAGCTGCTCGTGGCTCATGATTGCGCTGAGAGCCTTCTGCATTGCGAGAGCGATCATCTCGGCGGGCATGTCATTGTAAGGGTGTGACCCGAACTCGATGCGGCGCGCCTCGTCCTTGTGAATTTTGTTTTGATTAGCCTTCTGCCACTTCTCCACGCTCCGTGGGAGGGCAAACTTCAAGACGCGTGCTGTTGTCTTCAGCAGATCCCCTATAATCCCGGGAGCCTCTCCGTCGGACACCATCCAGCCAACCCACTTATGGTACATGGCGTCCGGGTTTGAAGCCGGGACCAATGTCCAGTTGCGGATGAACTTGATGGGGTCCGGGAAAGACAGAGCGAATTCGCCGGGTTTGGGGTAAATCCTCCCAAGGTACTTAATCGCGTCGCAGAACTCTTCCCCGATGGCACACTCCTCCCACTTCATGCTGTAGCCGAGGTCGGCCGCGACCTGCTCGACGTGAGCTGGCAGGGCTACCGTGATGGAGTCGTCGCCGTACTTAGGACCAATCATGCGGAACGCGCGAGCCGGCTCAAAGCCCTCCTTGCGGAGGGCGCAGTAGTCGGTGAAAGCGTTCGCAACGGTGTTGCTGTTGGTCGTGTCGTCGGCGCCGGACAAGCGGCGTCCCTTGGCTACGAGGCGTGAGATGAGGCTTTTGGTCTCTTTGTTTATGTATGCCATCTCCATCATTGCCTCGTTCTTAATTGTGGTGAAACGTTCGGCGAATTTGGAGTAGCGAGACTGAAAGGGTGTGACAAAGATGGGGTTGGTGACATGGGTAGCGACCCATTCCGACTGAGACATGTCCCAGCCAGAAAAGTCGGTTCCCCGCTTCTTACGCCCAGGGTTGGCGGCGTAGAAGGTCATGAGCTGCACGGTGGTTTTCTCTTGATTGTTCCCAGGGCTCCAAAGGTGCTCCACGTGAGTGGCAGCGTAGAAGCACTTGGTCCATGCTTTCGAAAAAGCTCCGCTGAGGACAGACAGGGACGTCGGCATTGTAAATGTCCAGCGCGGCGCCTTGCCTGTGTTGAGAGTCTCTTTCTTGAGCGATCCTTTGACGGTGATGTTGTCGTCCACGTCGAATTTCTCGTTGTCCCAGCGGGTGTTGCGAACCTTCTGGAGCTTGCCGTCCTGCGCCTCCTTAACCTCGGCGATCTCTAGGGGCGCTAAGCGCCCCTCGAAAGGGCCGACGAACAGATTGACGAACTC